GGAACATCGAACGCACGTACACGTACAACAATGTTCGGTACGCCGGGGGCATGCACTTGTCGGGTGGTCAAATATTACCGTTCTATGATGGATCAATCGACACGGCGTATCGCATGAATTTAGGGAGTGCCACATACCGCTGGAAGGATGTCTACGCAAAGTATGCCGATTTTTTCAGTACAACCGCCATAACGGCGACTGAGACCATGGGTACGATTGGTCGAGTTGTATCCTCACAGGGGACGGGGAACAATGCAAAGCTTACCTTCACACAAGTGTACGAAGATTCGAGTCAAGCGGGGTGGTTCGGTTGGTCACAAAGAATACAGAGCGTCGTCGACACGTACACACACGGCGGGATACGGTTCAATGGGTACAATAATCCCTACGGCGTGTCCATCGAAACTGGAGCCACTGGCGCCACATCACCAGACAATCTCAAAGTCGCGATGCACCTCGACAGGAATGGTTCGGTCGGGATCGGGACGCAAGACCCTTTCAATTCTTCGTACGCAACTAGTTGTGATTACACACTCGGGGGATTACATACGACCAAAGACGTCTTTTCGCAAGGCAACGGGTACTGGTTTCCCGACCACACCGTTCAATCAAATCATCAATTTGTTGGTAAAATATATGCGTTCTCGAATGAGTACGCTAATGGACCGTTTATCACCTCTGGAATGATGATCCAAAACCTATCTACATCCGATATCGGATCGACTGGCAATTATTCCCAGCGATTGTTGTTCAAGACGCACGATTACGGTGTATACGGCGGTGCTTTCTCAGAATGTGCCATGGCGTGTAGCACGAACGGGAAGGTGAGCATGCGTAAATACAATTACGCCACTCCCCTGTCCAAACTTCACGTCGAGGATAATGGGTACGCATTCACGGTGTCCGGGACGCGGGACAGCAACGACACGTACAGTTACTTTCGTTTAGGACACCCGTGGAGCGTGTCGTATGTCGATTATTGCTCGTTGTTTGAAAGCTACAACAACTGGGCAGTCGATTATAAATCTTCGTTGAAAATCTACACACACACTAATACTTCCGAAGCTTCGCAGGGTGGATACAATATCACCGGAATCCATCTCCGAGACGGATTTATCGGACTCGGTGGTGACATCAACACCAACTACACCTGCACCATCGGCAGTGGAAATGGATCCGTGTATGCGTACTCGTACAGTGTTCGGGGTACGTACGGAGGAAATTCGTGGCATGAAGGGACTGGTGACAATGCGTCTTATTCACTCTACAACAGCGTCTTCCTGGTGTGGTGGGGACTTGCGTGGAAGGATTACGGTGGTACGGTGCGCATGGTGCATAACGCACGGGCGGGTGATCTTAGCATGACGGGTACCTGCACCGCATACACGTTCACCGCCACATCCGACGATCGCGCCAAGGATTTCGAGAAACCACTCCACTTGGGCACGGAGACGTTGCTCAAACTCAATCCCCAACACTACTGGAAACGAGATAAGTTGGAGCTGACGACAAAGGTGAAATATCGCGAGGAGTTCGGGTTGATCGCCCAGGACGTGTATTACGACGCACCGGAGTTGCGTCATCTCGTGAAATTGCATTACGACGCCGATCCGTCGCCCGAGAAACCCGTGCGCGACGAAAACATTCAGATCGATCCACCCTACGACGATTGGGGGTCACAAATCGCATCACTCGATTACGAAGGAATGATCCCGGTCATGATCAATTCCATCAAGGAGATCGTCGCCGAGAAGGACGCGGTGAAGACCCGAGTGACCGACGTGGCGTTCTCTAACGTCCTCGACCATCGCGGATTGATCGTGTGCGCGCGCGACGACGGGTTCAGTCCGAAGAGTGGCAAACCGTTGGTCGAACTGTCGAGTCGAGTCGCGTGTAAGGCGTGGTACGGCGTTATCACCGGATCGAACGTGTACACGGAGGATTCGGAGACGCTCATCGCGCGCGGTGGTGATGCGAAGGTATGGGTGCTCATGCGGGAGGGTGCGAGCGTCGAGAGCGGGGATCTTTTGTGTACGTCCAACGTGCACGGCTACGCGTGGACGCAGAGTGACGATCTCGTGCGTTCGAGCACGGTGGCGAAGCTTGCACAGGGATGTGATTTCACCGTGCCAGTCGCTCGTCCGAAGAAGACGATCCGTCGCGAGCTCAGGGACGTCACCTATTACATCAAGCGTCGATGGTACCCTTCCACGAAGGAGGAGTACGACACGATGCCGGAGACGAAACGTAAGACGTACTTGGAGGATTATTACGCGAAGACGGAGTACGAGTACCGACCCAAAACCGATATCAAAAAAGACGACGACGAGGAGTGGTCGGATGTCTTCTACATCAAGAGGCTCTCGTACGAGATCAGTAAGGAGACGTACGATGCGTTGTCGCCTGAGGCGCGCGAGGCGTACCGACCCGTGGACGATTCAAAATACGTGCGCACGGAACAGCAGACCGCGACACAGGAGGCGTATGATATGATGTCAGAAGATGAGCGCGAGGACTACAGAGAACACCAAGCCAAACCCGAAGTGACCGAAAAGACCGTCGAGGAGTGGGAAGCGATGGAGGACTCCGAGGAGAAGACGAAATATGTCTTGAAGATTCGTCGGGTGTACAAGCGCATGGAGGAGTGGGTGTCGAAGGATCCGTTGATCACCAACACGACTGTGGAGACGAAAGAGGAGATGGTGGACGTGTTGGACGCAGACGGACAGCACATATACGACGACGACCCAGAAGCCACCGAGTTGCCGTATGAGATTCGATACCTATCGGCACAGGGCACGATCACGACTCGACACAACGCGGTATTCTACGCCGCACTTTTGAGATGCACCCTCATGGGTTAAAAATAATCTCGCATGGTAGTACTATAAACGATGAGTGCCGGTATCACCCAGTTGTTGGCGATCGGTGCCCAAGACAAGGCAATCACGGGCAATGCGTCCGTGAGCTACTTTCGCTCTGCGTTCAAGACGCACACGAATTTCGCACAGACGGTGGAGCGCCAAACTATCCAGGGGCAGGTGAAGGCGAATTCCATGTCGACTGTTCGATTTGAGCGAAGAGGCGATCTTTTGTCGTATGTCTACCTTACGCCGCTCACGAACGGGACTCAGGCGAACACGTCGATCAGCGATTGGAGCACGGTCATCGATAAGGTGCAACTGGTCATCGGCGGGCAGGTCGTCGACGAACAAGACGCCATCTTCACGCAGCGTTTGGCACCGACCGTCATGGCGTCCAACCAAGTGCAATCCGTCACGGGTGACGTCTTCGGCGGCGCCACGAACGCGCAGTTCTACCCGCTCAAATTCTGGTTCAACTCCTACGCCCAGGCGCTTCCGTTGGTGGCGTTGCAGTACATGGACGTCGAGATCAGAATCCACTGGGGTGCCGAGGTTGGCGACAAGTGGGAGGTTTGGGCGAACTACATTTACTTGGACGGTGCCGAGCGAGAATATTTCGCGAGCCAGCCGTTGCAATACTTGGTCACGACCGTCCAAAAGTCGTTGCCGACCAATACTAAAGTTCACGAGCTGAATTTTAACCACCCAATCAAGGCTATCTGTTCCGTCCGAAACACGGGCGGTGCGGTCGCTCTCGCGCACATCCAGAACAGATTGAAGCTCCAGATGAACGGCATCGACGTCGGCGATTTCCGCCTGGCACAGCCGCATTTCACGCAGGTGGCGGCATATTTCCACTGCCCCTACGCGCAACGCGCGAGTTTGCAAGACAACGTGATCATCATTCCGTTGTGTTTGGACACGTCCAAGGGACACATCAGCACTGGTTCCGTCAACTTCTCTCGACTCGACAGCGCTCGCTTGATCTCCGAGACCCAGACGAGCCAACAAAACTTGTACGCGCTCGGATTCAACCTGTTCATCATCAAGAACGGCATGGGTTCCTTGGCGTTCGCGAACTAAATTCTACGCTTTATGTAATATGAGACTGTATACCATCGCCATCATTCTCGCAGTCCTGTTCGTCATCACGTACGACCCGAAGAGTCGCACGCTCGAAAAATACATCATGGGTCCGCTCTCCCCGGTGAACGCACAACAGGCGGGGAGCCCCACGCCTTCGGACGTCCAGTGTAAACATCCACATTTCCAGGCGAGGAACTTTGGAGAACCCGTGTACGATTGCCCGAAAAGTAATTCCAGAATGGGTGCGATTCACTCGGCTTAAAAGGATGTGTGGTAACACAAATAATAAACCATGATGCAAATGGACAGACAATTGTTGACCACGATCGCCGCCATCGTCGCCATCGCGGCGTGCGTCTACCTTTTCAGGGAGATGAAGCAGGCGAAGGAAGACGTCGACGGATTGAAAATGGTTCAGACCAAGATGATGCACATGCTCACGCCACCGCCTCAACCGAGACCGTACGGCATGCCGGTGCCACCGCCTCCTCCGTCGCAGCCGCGAAAGGAAGATGTCACCGTCGTCGAGGATGCCGCGCCGCAAATCGACGAAAAATCGAACGAGATTACCGAAGAAAAATAAAGTCACTCATGGTAGATGAAAATCATCAATCATGAAGAAACACAAAGCTATTGCAATACCAGTTACGTTCGAAACGGACGATAAGAAACCACGATTTCTTACCGTTCGCGATCGCCGATGGCACGAATGGATATTCGTGACCGGTGGATGCAGGAAGCGGGAGATCACCTCACCGCTTCGGTGCGCACTCAGGGAATTGGAGGAAGAGACTCGCGGATGCATGAATTTGAGAAGCGGGTGCTACACGGAATTTTCATTCACGGTCAAAGACAAAGAGGAGGGTGTCGATCTGGTGTACGCGGTCTACGTCTTCTTCGTCGACGTGAACAACGCCCAGCGCCAGGCGATGGTACGAAAGTTCTTGGAAGAGAAGGCGAAAATGCAGCTTCGCAAACACAACAAGCTCCCCATAAAACGCGTGTACGACGAAAACGATTTTCTGTCGTGGGACACGCTCGAGGATTTTAACAAACGCAAACAGTGGAAGATGCAGGTGGATCACATTTTAAAAAACCCCGAATTCTATTCTGCGGTAAGTTCGCAATTTAGAAAAACCTTTAATTATGTAAAATGAAGAGTAAGAAGTTCATTCTCAACCAAATCAGGGAGACCATGCTCGACAAAGGGCACTCTGAGACGCAGGCGGACGCGTACGTCGACGAGGTCAAGGACAGCACCGTGTACGAACTGCTCGTGTTGAAGAAGGAGATCAAACAGGCGGAACCGCCCGAGGAGGAAGAGGAAGAGGAGGAACAGGAGCCGCCGTCTTTCTTCGACAGACTTAGAGGGATTCGTAGAAACCAAGACTAAGGATGTTCAAACGATGGTGTCATGAAAACAGATTCAACAACGCTTCCAATCTGTCGCACGTGCTGATGAATGGGGGAAAACTGAGCATACCCAACGACAGATTGAAAGAGTTCTATCAGGTATACTGCGACGCGGTGACGTCCGGTGAGAAACTGTACGTGGTCGAACAAAAGTCCGAGCTGTACAACTTTTTCGTCGATCTCGATTACAAGAGTGCCGAGTGTTTGGATCTTCCCGAGGTGGAGTCCATAGTCAAGGTGATTTGCAACAAAGTGAAGGCACACGGGGGCAGGGACGCCCTCGTGTCCCTCGCCCCACCGAAGAAGGCTGGGAACAAAATCAAGACTGGCATTCACATCAACTTTCACGAGTTCGTCGTGGATCAACGGTCGGCGATCGCGCTTCGACAACACATTCTCGTCGCCCTGTACACGGCGAAACCGAGCGTGGAGTGGAGCGACGTCGTGGACTCGTCCGTGTACGGTGACGTCTCGCGTGGGAGCAAAGGGAGTGGGTTTCGCATGCCGTGGAGTCTGAAGCGCGCGAGGTGTGAACACTGCGGAGGGAAAGGGTGTGAGACGTGTTCGAACGAGGGTCGAGCCGACCAGGTGGCGTACTTACCCGTGTACATATACAGACACGGTCCGCTGTCCATGCTTCAGAGAATCGACCAAGCACCGGATCCCAAAATACTCGAGATGTCCGCTGTGCGCTCGAGCGCGACGACGCACGCGAACGTGCAACCGCCCAACACGGCGTTCAAGGAAGGTGCGTTCACGAGACACGAGACGAAGGATGAATTCACGGACGACGTGGCGATCGCCGAACTCGAGGCGTTCGTGCAAAAATACATGGAGGGGCAGGTGAGCGCGCGTCTGACGAAGGCGTACAAACAGACCAACGGTAATCTCATCGTGGCGACGACGAGTCGGTACTGCGAAAACACGGGTCGAGACCACGGGGGGAATCACGTGTGGTTTTTAGTGACCGACGAACACGTCATGCAAAAGTGTTTCTGTCGATGCGAGACTCTGGTGGGTCGTCAGTTTGGATTCTGTAAGGATTTCACGGGGAAGGAATACAAACTCACGTCCGAGGTGAAGAAGGCGTTGTTCTCGGACGAGCCGCGACAACGGCAGCAGAAGAGGAAGCGACCGCCGCCACCGTCGAATTTTTCGGACGTCAAACCCGAGTTGGAGACGTTCATTCGGAAATATTTTTCGGGACACGAGGACACGAAGATCGTCGAGGTGTGCAAGAAAGCCGGTCGGGTGTTGATCGCGACGAATTCGAAATTTTGTGCAAACAAGGCACAGGATCACGAAAAGTGCGTGAGTTTCACCGTGGACAAGTCGGGTATGATTCAACAGATGTGCGGTTGCCGGAACATGCAGAAGATGCGATTGTTCGCGAGCACGGTTGACAAACTGAAGAAAAAATAAACCTCTGACATAGTAGGATGGCGCTCTATCTCCTTGGGGCGACCGGATTTTTAACGTATCTTTTAACATCACAACGTCAGCGCGTGACTCTCGACCTTCATGATTTAAAACTCGAAGCACACAAATTTTCGGGCGTCGACCCGACGGAATTCATGGCATTTCTTGACAACCTGAACAAGATCGAGCTGTACATCGACGAACCGAATATTGCGTCGTACTATTTGTACACAGCACTCGATCACCTGAGTAACCTGAAATTCACGAAATATGGAATCGAGTCAGATATAGACGAAATCGTCTCAAGCATTGGGTTCAAGGCGGAATTATCAATCATGGACAGTGCTATTCGAGAGAAGAAACGTTTCGCCCCTAAGTACTTAAACGAAACGTTCCAATACAAGACAGAATAACCATGAGTGTCACGAGAACGAGATCTGGACGCGCCATCAAGAAACCGGAAGAAATTTACATTCCGGATCTCGATTTCGCGGAAGATGATTTCTCGGACTCGGAGTACGACGACGACTTCGACGCGTCGGACATCGACACGGAAGACGAATTGGACGACTCCGACGACGAGGAAGAAGACGACGACTACGACGTCGACGAATTCGGAAATATCATCGGACTGATCGTGGACGACGAGGACGACGAAGACGAAGACGAAGACGAAGATGCTTCGTATGAAGATGACGATTCGGACTCGGAAGAAGAGTACTTGTCGTCTTCGTCAGACGAAGAAGAAGAGGAGGAGGAGATCATACGTAGGCGAAAGAAATATAGACGGGGTTAAAAGAATTAGCGCCTGTACATATTAATAAGAATGGAGACCGATATCGGACAACCCATCGATTATAATCCGAGC